GAAACCGTCGTCATTGCCGCTTGCGTTGGAAAGCTCGGACAGAGCTGCAATTTCAGCCAGCGGGTCTTCACCGGATTCAATCACCTGCGCAGCCTTACGTGCCGCAGCAGCCTGATCCCTCTTTGTAGCCAGCTCACGAAGGGTTGTGGCGCATTCCTTAGCTTCTTCGATGTCAGCGCAGGCATGCTGCATTAGCCATGAGATTGCTTTGTCACCGCCGATCTCCTCCAAGACACCGCCCTGGCGAAGTTCCTCGACGACCGCAGATGGGGTCACCTGTCCCTTGAGAGCTACTCTCGCTACGGTTGAATAGATCGAGCCCATACGCGAATCACTAAAATCACCCGGACCCAGCCGGTCGATGACAGCTTCAATCACGTCACTATCGGTCAAGCACGACCCTATCAGCCGGTGTTCAGCTGGTGCATTTGTCAGCTTACTCATTTCTTCCTCTCCTCAAGAGGCTCCAAGTAGATGACGACCTCTTCGGTCTTATCTACCTTGAGCTTCGGTTCTCTTACCTCAATGAATTCATCGGTATCGTCTTCAGTCATACCGGCTCTGACGAGGGCATCGACCACCGTCTTGGCAACAGTGCCCACGTAGTTGTGTGCATCTCTCCGACCAGCTCTCGGAAAGCTGATGGAAATGTGCACAGCAATTCTCCTACCCAATAATGTGTCTCGGTCCGACTGGTCGGATACTCGCCATGCAGCAGTAGTAGCCCATGCCCACGGATCGAGTCGTCTCTTTCGAGATGCCCAGTGCAGCCGGCGACTCTCGTTCTCGCTGAGGGGTCTTGTTGGTGCCGTGAAGGTCAGTATCATTTTGCCTCCAACGCCGTAAGCCAGGTTTCCATACCCCATACCTCTACTGGATGCAGATTACAGCGCACAGCATAGCGGTCAGCCACCTCAACGGAGAGACCTTCCAGCTTGGCACGATTGAGCACCGAGCTCGATGCCTTGACTGCAGATCGAAAATCCCTGTAGGAACGTCCGTATGATGCAATCAAGGGTTCGATAGGCAGCCTCACTGTTCCCATAGCGCAGTCTTTATTCGTTGCAGCTGTAGCTGCGCATCATCACGTTCAGCAATGATACGTTCACGGTCAGAGATGAGCCACTCGAATAGGTTTGACTCTTCGTCATCATCAAATGCTCCGTTATCGGTTCGCCAGCTGATGAGAGTTCTAATGCGGCTGATTTTGACCTCAGCGATCTGCTCAAGAGATAGACCCTCTGTCATCGCTTCACCGCCTTCTCAAGCTTGCTGATAAGGTCCGATGCTTGTGCCTTCGTCAAGTCTTTTGTAGAGACGACTCCGTATGCTTTCAAGAGTCTTTCGTGGTATTCACCGTCGTCTTCGAGAGAAGGAATGTCGCGACGTAGAATTTGGATACGCTGCACCTGCTTGGCATCAGCGCGAACCGGCTGCTCCTCGTCAGAGCTCTGCCAGCCATTATCGATCTCAGGCTCAGGTGCTTTTACCGGAGCCGGTGCCGGTGCTGGAGCTGCTTGGCGAGCTTTAGCGGCCTTGACCTCATCTGCCGAGGCAATTCCCTTTTTGGTGTCGGCTGCGAGCACGGCAACGATTGCTCTACCCCATGCTGATGTCTCACAGACCATAGCTTCAGAGTCACGAGTAAAGGGTGTCCGTCCAGGAAAAGGTTCCCACGCGATCCCAATACCCGGACGTTGATCATCCGGGGTTCGATAGGCTGCGGCGACGTATTGCAGGTATGTCTTGTCGCCTAATGTGATTATCTTTACCGGCTCAAAGCTGTCCACCGGCTGGAGTGACCCGTTAGGGTATTTTGCGCGGAATTCCGCGATACGAGTGGCGACATCGATGTAGTCTTTACCCCAGTCGCCTGTGTTGGGGCGTGTGTGTGTAGTCACCTGCTGAAGTGTGCCAGGTCAGTCGGGTTGCGCACGCGCAGAGCGCAAGTCCTTTACCACAGCACGAGCTGACCGCATCCAAGAGAGCAGGATGTCGGGTCGAAACGTGCGTAATTCGCGGCTTAGAGCGACCCAGCGGCCCAGCCCCCGGTAGTTCTCATAAGCGAAGATAGCGCGATCCATAATGCCATCATGCCAGCCCTGCTCCAAGTGAAGGAGACCCTCAAGGAAGGTAAGCTCATCTTGATGAAGCCCGTAGTCTTCGGCTGCATCTTCGGGGTGGCGGCCTACTGCAATGTCCATTATGAATCGACGAATGGTCTGAGGACTGCTTTCATGATCCCACTCCCCGTATGCTCGAAAAACCGAGTCTATCCTCGGATCGAACATTATGTGGTGCTGACCGCAGAGCATTGCTACCGTCATTGCCGGTATGCTATCTGTATCAGGAAGCAAAGCCCCGACGACCCGCATTGGGAAACGAGCTGCATTGATAGCGATAGGAGCAGGGTAGTTCTGAGTCTCTTCGAGCATTTCGATGGTGTTGAAGAGACCATCGTCGGTTATTGGGAAGCTCCCCGCAAACCTGAGAAGCATGTCACGGACTGGTATCGTCATTACGTGCCTCCGACTCGTATGCTCTTTCGATGGCAGTCAGACCTCCCCATACCCCCGCTCTAAAAACAGCCTGACCTTCAAGATCGAGAGCGTATTCCAAACACTCGGCCTTGACTGGACAGCTGAAGCAAATAGCTTTTGCCTGCTCCCGCTCATCGGGAGTCCGCCGGTTGTAGAACAGACGCGTCCCAAGCCCCCGGCAAGCTGCCTTATGTCTCCAAGTCACGTCAGGAAGGGTGCGCCTGCCTGTGGAATGGCCTATTCGAGCCCGTAGCGAGCCTTTAGAGCCCTTATCTCGGCATCAATGACCTTACGCTCGGCCCTTAGCTCGTCGAGCTCGCGTTGAGCGTTTTTCCGGACCCCAGGTGGCATCTTGCGTGCTGGTGGTGTGGTCTTTGGTTTGGCTACCGGCGCGACCGGGACTGGCCACTCGATCTCGAATTTGGTCTTGTCCGTGTCGCCTGCGGGTGCGAAACTTACATGTATGTGCGAGATGTGCGGGTTCGATCCGCTGTATGGCCTCCACGCCCATCCGAGCTTACGAGAGGCAATTTTCTTGCGGTGGATGATGTATGAGATTCGCTTATCCTTTTTTGCCGCCGCACGTAGAGCGTTGGCCACGTCCCAGCTGTCAGCCCCGAGGTCTGAGTCGATGTCAAGAGCTCTCACGAATCCTGTCTTATGATCGGGGTTGTGGTCGCTCTTGGTCGTTCTATGCCTCGCGTCGCCAATCCACCCATCGCTATCTTTCTTGCGGTTTGGGTATTTACGGTTTACCTGGTCGCGAAGTTTACCGGCTGCTGCGCTGATCTTGTAGCTCATCTTCGACCCTCCTGAGTCGTTTCTGTTTTGCTCGTGAGTAGTGCTTACCGCTGGGGACACTGCCTGCAGCGTTCGATCTGCGGAGCTCCTGTATCCGACGCAGCTCCTCAGCTGTCTTGGCTTGTCTCATCTTCGTCCTGCTTTTGATGCCATGCTCGATGATTCTGCAGGTCTTCCTCGACCCTCCCGACCGAATCAGAGAGATAACGTAGGCTTTCGGCTACCTCATCGACGAGCTCGACGAGACGCTTCTGACCACCCTGCCGGTGATTGACCGCATTGTTCACCTGCTCGATCGGCAGCTCCAGCCTTTTGGCTCGCAACCATGCAGCAGCAGCCATAAGTGTAGGGGGGACCGCACCAATGAGCGCAATCAGTATCTGTGTTAGGTATTCACTCATGTTAGCGTCACTCCAAAAACGTAGCTGTCGCCGGTAGCTAAACCAATGCTCGAAATTCCGCCGTATGTAAAATAGAGGACATTTGATGCAACCTCTACGGGGTGTCCGGGTGAGGTATCGTAGATGTTGATGCTGTCATCCAAATAGTCATAGACATACTGCGTTGTGACGAGGTTATTCGTTGCCAAAGATACTCGATTGGTTCCCGAGATTGGTCTTACGCAAGAGATCGCATGTATGCCGCTCGACGTGACAGTGTATCCCCACGGTCGGACCAAGTCAGTGCTCGACCACTCCACACCAGTCAGATAGCTTGTGGTGACTCCAGTAGTGTAGTCAAAGAAGTTGATTGCCGCCTCATCGGGTGTCGATGTCGTGAATCGTGTAAGGTAGTAGAAACCATTGGCTGTTGGGACACCGAGACCGCGAGTGTTGTCTGTTGCTGAGGGAGGGGTTGGGACGATGTAGTCACCAGTGATGTGGTCCCAGTCGAAGTTGTTTGTATCGTTGCTGTTCTTGACGTGGAATCGGAAGCCTGTAGTTTCTGCATCATTATGCTGCATGACCAGCTTACCGGCATGAGCTATCATTCTTAGGTTGGTGTCTACTGTGGCAACAGTGAGCCCGGTGCCAAGAGTGCCTCTTGCGACTGGTGCTGCGTCGTTTGCTGTGAAGCTCCAAAACGGACCGCCTGCTGGAGCTGTTGCTCCTGCGGTGTAAATCCACACCCATCCATTTGTGTAGTCAGTTGTGACCTTATCGATACCAGCACCCGAAAAGTCATGTGTAGTCCAAGCACCCGTGCCGGGGTCTCTTGCATAGATCGCGGTGGAGGTAAATGTGAGTAGCCTTCCATCGGAAAAAACAAAATAGTCCGAGTTGGCCCCACCAGGTGGCACCGAAATAGCAGAGCTTGTTAGAGTGTTCCTGCTGTAAGCACGGATTTCATTTCCGTAGCTTCCACCACCTACAACGACCGGACCAGCTCCAAGAATCAAATCCGCGCCGAGCCCCATGTAGTTGTTGTAGTCTGTCGATAGCCTGCCTGTTTCTCGGAAAGTGTTCATCGAGTTTGGCAAATCGGCAGTGTTGAGTGGAAAAGCAGGATTGAGGCTGCCTACCGGCTGCTGCACCGGCGTGACAGCCCCAGCTCGCTGCGTGATGCCAATTGCTGCGTAAACGTCCGGAGTCGCTGGATCATTGTCGGTCAGGGTTATCAGAACAATCTCGTCGCCAATGGCAAGATACCCTCCCGTGCCATTGATGAAGCTGATAGGGTCGTCGTCAATAGTCGGTGCGTCAGCTGTGCCCTCGCCGGTCGCGGGATCGTAGGTCAGCACCTCAGCTCCGTATGTTAGTGCCCCTTCCTCCGCACCTACTGCCGCATAGTCTGAAGCTGAAGCTGCGCTGCTGGCCTCGCCACCGGCTGTCTTGGCTTCCTGACGCTGGATTAGCCTGCGAAGCCTCTCCTCAAGTTGAGCCCTGACTGTTCCGAGCTCAGGAACGACTCGAATGTTCTCGCCCTGGACTGAGATGGTCAATGCCCTGACCCGGTATGTGTAGCGATCCCCAAATCGATCAGTGACGTAGACGTAGTCACCGACATTGTAGTGCAGGTATGGCTCGTAGCCCTCAGGCAGAACCTCTGCAGTCATGGAATCAGCCGGTGTCTCAAGAGTAGGCATCGTGCGATCTGTAATGTTCTGAGCTGTGACCTGAGAATCGACATTGTTGAGGCTGAGAAAGGTTTCGCGCCGTCCGTATGTGCCAGTAGTCGTGCCCACCGTTTCAACGAATTGACCATTGCCGTATTCAGTGTAAATGACGTTCCGCACCGGCCCATTGACCTCGCGAGTCACATTGACTGCATTTTGAGCTATTCGGAGAACCACCGGATTGGTTTGTGTTGTGGTGTCCACACCTCGTTCGACTGCATACTGGAGCACCAGGTCAGCGTCTACCCACACATCGACAGCTGCATCCGCGTGACGTGATGCGACCTCGGCAAGGGTGGCCCCAACACGCTCCTCAATTGTGATCTCCTGATCGGGCCCCCATGCGACGCTGTTGCTGTCCGTGGTATCGTCAAAGCCCAAGCTCATTTCTATCAGAGCACCTCTTGCCTGAGCCTCGTCAAAAAGCTCTTCCATAATCGCGCCGACGTATTGGTCGGTGTAGAGTCGGCTGGTTCCAGCTCCACTCTTGTAGATTAGCGCATTCTCAAGTAGGCTGCGAGCACCACGCCCGCTTACCTGCAGCACTATGCGTTCGTCGGTCTGCACCCTGACGATTTTCTCAATGACCCCAGTCCACACATAATCGTCAGCCCGATCTCCATAAGAGAATTTGACCAGCTTACCGATGTCGCCTTCGCTTATCGCGTTGAGATCGACAAATTCAAATGTAAAGCTGCCTTCACCTTTGAGCTCGTCGGTCCATGTAATGTTCACTGCGTTGCTCAGTGGATAATTGCGGGTGCCGTTGCGGTTGTAGAGTGTTGCGCTGACGAAGCTGGTCATAGGAAGATCGCCCTGTATTGGATTGTCATGAGCTGCGTCGCGGCCCCGTCTCGCGTCACCGTCCAAGTGTTGGTGCCCGGCATCAACGGCATCCATAGGTTCGTGCCGGTCGTGACTACATTGCCACTGACATTGGTAGCCCCATCAAGAGCTGTGAATCCGCCGGTGAAAATTTGCAAGCCGGTTGTGACGGGTAAGTCATACTCCAAACCGAATCCTGTGGTGGCCGAGTAGATGCTGATGCTGTTAGCTGCTCCGGGAATGTTGATTGTAGAATTGACCACCTCAGCACTGCCGAGAACATTGAAGCTGAAGGTTTCGCTGTTGTCCACGTATTGGTTGATGGTGGTATTGGTGCTTGAGATCAGAATACCGGATGGGATTGTGATAGTCAGCACGGCTCTTGCTGTGGTCGGGTTGATGTAGTCGAGGCTTAGCTCAGGTGAGATGTGCACCTGGGTGAAAACATTGCCGCCCGGTCGATACCACGTCAGCGTTCTCGTAGGTGTGCCGATTTGAATAGTGCGTCGATGTGGCCTGATGGCTGTCTTTAGCTCATTGATGTTTGTCAGCAGACCTTCTCTTGGGTTCGCATGGACTGCTCCGGTGCTGCTCTTGTCACCGAAAATGACGATAGGTATGTTTACGGTGCGTGAGTCTGTGGTCCGTTGCCGAGGCAGAGCACCGCGCAGTTGTGGGACGACGTAGTCCTCGCCACGGACTCCGGGCCCATCGTTGAGCTCCGAGAGATCGAGAGTCTCCCATGCCGGTGTGCTGAGAGGAAGGCTATCAATTGTCAGATACTCTGACCTTGTGACTATGTAGCTCATACATTCCCCCTGAGTAGGTTGGCTCTACGCAGAGCTGCTGGTATCGAGGTTGCTGCAGGTTCTGATACCGGGTTGTTGATGACGACATTGTAAGTTGCCCCT